AGGAGCCATTTGCTTATTCTACCCCGTTGTCAGTCAATAGCCAGCATGGCAGGAGGGTCATCGCTTCCCATTTCGTTAAGAAGTTTAATGAGTTCTGCGGCTTGCATATCTGGACTAATTTGTTGGTTGTTTCCTACAGTTGCCTGAAACCCAGAAGTCGTAACAGCGTGCCCGTACTGAGATAGGTACCCAACTACGCCAGCAACGGCGTCAGAGCAGTCTTTTGAGCCGCCAACAGGGTGGTCTGGGGCACGCCCCGGTATGTCTTCAAGCCTCTCAAGTTCTGACTTAAGGGGCCAATAATCAGGTACAAGGATACGACCCTCGTTGGTGGCTTCTTTCAGTTCTTGGTATGCATTGACTGTCCTATCAACTGAGAACGGCTTACCAAGCCCCTCAAGTCTTTGCCCATAATCGTCCCACTGCATCCCGGCAGTCACCATGCCTGCGCCGGAAAGTTCCTGAATTGCGCCTGCCGACTGGAACGAGTCGTATGAGAAAGAAGAAATGTTGATACCCAGATAGCCTCGCATTTGCAGAATAAAGCGAGTAATCGAAGTAAGAAAGATTTCCCCGGCTTCTGGTGCAACAATTTGCATGACTATTGGGACAACAAAACGATTTACGACGCGGTAGTCAGAGCCGACCTCAACAGCCGCTTGGTCAAGAATTCTTCCGACTGCAATACCTGCCGCATCGCCTTTCCTCCCACGGTTAAGACCGGGGTCAACGTGAACGTGCCAAGCGGCACCGTTCCAGTCGTTTCGCATTTGCAGCATATCTGGGTTTAGCGCACCAAGGAGAGCATCTTCTGTGGGATGCGCTACGCCAGCGTTCCACTCAATTTCTGAGTTCTGCGGGTGGACTCGCTTAGTAGCCAACGCACCGGTGACAAAGTTGGGCAACTGTGCTGCGGACTCAATCTTTTCCGGGTCGGTAAAGAACGGGCTTCTTGCGCGAGTTGGCAGAGCACCATACTTAAGCATTGAGTCGGTCGGGTCACGGCGGAACTCGGCCATGTAAGACTCAGGGACGGCAATAATGTCTAGCCCTTCTAGCCCCTCAGCCACTACCAGCCTCCAACATTGGGCTTGGCTCGTTGATTTCAGACCGGTAACGGATTTCGTTGCCGTCTCCGTCAATAACTAAACCCGGCCCTTTGTAAAGCAGGTTAGTTTTAATAATCCGCATTCTGTTTGGGTGTCTGTCAAAAAGGAAAACTTTTTCCCCCTCTTTGATTTCTCCCTTTGCGTCCCATGTGCTCATGCGGGTAACAAGCATTGTGTTGTCCCACGTTGTTCCCTGCCGGGCCAAAGACTCAACAAATGCTTGGTCGTGCGATGGCGACGTAAGAAGTGCGCCAAACCCAAGTGACCCAAACCTAGAGCGGCGACGCTGGTTGAGCGCTTTAAAAAGTTCGCCAACATAGTCTGCGCGTCGTGATTCGACACCGAACGCGGCCTCGTCAACGATGAAACCAAAGACGTTCCAACCAAGAGCAGACTGCCACCTGCTTGTTCCGGGGGAAAACCTAATTCGGTTAGGGAACAGCAGTTCGCTTCTTACCCTGTCGTTCGGTGCGTAGTTGTCAGCAAAGTATGGAGAGTTGACAATTCTCTCAACAACATCCCCGAAGACAACCTTTGACGCCTGCTCAGCACCAGCAGCAGATGCATTCAAGACGACAATCTCAGAGTCTTCAGAAAGTGACACACCGGGGAACCGCGAGAAGTAACGTGCTGGTCGTTTTACGCACGAAAGAAGATACAAGGCATAAGCGATAGAGAGCGCACCGGAGAAAGACTTTCCTGTACCAATACCAGCAATAAAAACCCAGAGTTCGTAGTTGGAATCAATCTTCCAAAACTCTTGGAGTACGTCGCCAATTGCTTCGCGCAGATTTAGACCTGCACCAAAGTAATATGGGTCCGTAAGAAAGTAGTCCACTGGGACGGGCATTTCGTACCAGTCATCGCCACGGCTTGTCTCTCGCCAGAGCATTGCTCTTTCGACGGGTCCGAGGTCAGCAGCCTTTGCTGCAAGTTGAGTTTGGTCCCACAACTTCTGATAGTCGTGTGGGTCAATGCCCAAGATATTCATATGTTGTTTGCTACAACCTTGATGTGAGGTGGCTGACCATAGAAGGCCCACCTCTTTTTGACGATTAAGTCAACAACTTGTGAGTCGTCTTCCCACGCGCACTTGTTAAGAGCATCTTCTACAAGTTTTGCGATGTTAGAAGCGTCCGGCTTTTTTGTAGGGTGCTCTGACCTTTCACCGGCAGCAGAAAGTTGCCCGGAAGCGCGGAAGTGGTTTTTTGGCCTCTGTAGATAGGCGATGATGGTTAGTTCAACAGGCCCGTTGTTGAGCGTAATTGCACCTGCGTCATTCCACGCAGCACGAATCATCTGCTCTGCGTACTGCGTCTTGCGAGTGTTATAGGTGCGCACATTGCCAGAGTTCGTCCGGGCAAAACGCGGGCGGTCTTTGCCCCGTGGGGCCATGTTAATCGAAAAAGTTAGACTGCTCTGACGCACCTTGGTCTACACCTTCGCCATGTTTATTTACCCAGCGATAGAATGTAATACCATTCTTGTGGTCACGCGGCCTAATAAAGCCATGAACCACCAAGTATGCGATTGCGTTCATAACTTCTGGTGGGCAATCGTCTTCAGGCTCCGCTAGCCCAAGATACACAGCGCAGAAACCAGCGCTCCACTCAGCATCGTTGTGCTTTGAGTACATATACATGACTCTATTGACCAAAGACTGGTCAATTTCCGGGAGAGCATGGTCGCTACTTCTTGTTTCTGACAACTCTAAATTCTTCTGCAACGGAGAGCGCATCAGCGATACGCTCCCCGTCGCCAGAAGTTTCTGCTTCATTCAGCATAATTAGCGCGTGCTTGTATTCATTAAAAGGAACACGCGCAAGATACATCTTGTGCAGTTCCTTAATTTCGCGCTCTATTTCCTCAGCCATCCTATGCGCTCTGCGAGAGAAGCAATTTGCGGTGCAGCATAAGTCAAAGTCCTAGTGTCGTTGTCTGAGAGCGTCTTCTCAAACTCTGACTGAAGCATAGGCCACAACTCAGCAATAATCGCAAGCATTCCATCATCGTCGCCTGACTGGTTTCTCTCCATCAACTTCTTGGAAAGAGAAACGATTTCAGGCTCAGGCATAGAAGCACCTCCACGCCCCCCATGCCGACTTAATGCTGTAGCGGTCGCGAATAGCGTCTGCAACAAGGATGGTTTCAACCATTGAGCCAGACCAGCGCTTATATGGCGAGTTGGCAATATTCCATGAAGTCTTGTAAATGCCAAGCCCGCCGCCCCACGTTGGTCCCTGATGTGACCAATTCACTCCGTACTTTCCGCTTCCGGGCTGCTCGCACCTTCCCAACTTCACAAAGTTCCACCAGTCTGGAACGCGCTTCTTTAGGTCGCGCATATTCGGGTTAAGAGGATACTTAATCTTGTCGCGAGCACTCTGCTTCTTGTGGGCCTTTAGGCACACAGCCTTAGTAACAGTGTCCTTATCTGTAGCAATTTTTGGATGCTTGCTACATGGTGCTGCCATGCTTGTAGATGGAATTCCAGCCACCACAACGGCACATGCCGCTACCGCGGTCAACTTACGCATAAGTTTCCTTTGTTTGCTTACAGAGCACCGCAGAAACCTCGCTGCGGTTTATGAGTCCTCTTCGCACTCCTCTTCACAGGACTCATCAAGTTCCCCGATGTTTTCATCCCATATAGACATCCATTCGTCTCGTGACTCAACACCGAGTCCGGCAGCAACACAGAGGGTAAGCACCGCAATGCTTACTGCCGGAAGGTCTCCTATTTGGTGTTTAAGCGCTACATCGCACTTACCCTTATGGGCAACAATTATGTGCCCGGAGTCCTCAAACCATCGTGCAACACCACGATTTGGGTCGGTGATTGGTGAGCCACAAGTGTTGCACTCAACGACGAAGATGCTGAGGTCGTCTTCGCTTTCATCTGAGATAACACGGATATTCACTAAAGAACCCGTCTGCTGACGACTTTACCCGTGCCCTTGCACGCATCGCACTGCTGCGCGTGCCATTCGTCTACACACCAATAGACGATACCTTCACCCGAACAACCCTTGCATGGGCGCATCATCAGAAGATGAACATGCTGCCTCCATACAGACCAGTCGCTCAAGGTTGTCACAATTCCGTCTCTTGCACGGACGGTGACGGACAATTTATTAAACCCCCGTTTTGCTACACCAAGGATAATGATGGTGCAGAGAAAAGCACTGCCACGGTATAGGTGATTTCGATTTTTGAATGTGGTATTAGGGGATGTTCTTCGGAGCAATGAGGTCAAGGATTTTCTTGAGTTCGGTCTTTGCCTGCTCTGCTGAGACTTCATCAACCACCCCCCTTTCAAGCGCTCGTGAAAAACCCTCTTCGCGTGCCCTGTCTCGCCGCATCTGCTTAACCTTCACGACGATTGCTGGCGAGCGTGGCTGGTATCTCTCTCCATCGTTGACCAAGCCATAGATTGCATCTACCGCCTCGTCGTAGCCGATTTTGTTTCGCCTAAACGCTTCTTGCATCGCAATCTGGTCAACTTCTGTCATGTGTAGACCCGGCCAGTGGGATTCCAGCAGGACTGCGATTTTCTGAATGTCCAATGCCTAAAGCCCCTTCCGGTGAGATACCAAGCATTTCCTTTTGACGCCGCTCTCTGTCAGACACCTGTGTTTTGCGGGGAGCGGTTCCCTGATTCTGCCGCATCGAATCGAAAAGGTCATCACGGCTGTAGATGACGCGAGGACTGGGTTCTCCGTCCCACCAAGGCCGCTCTGTTGCTGCCCGGATGATGGAAAGATGCTCGTCAAGCGACACATCTGGGAACTTGCGAATACGCCGGATAATGTAGTTCGCATGAGCATCCGGCGAGAACCGCTTTCCCCATAGCACGTTGCATTCTTCGACAATCGCGCTGACCATCGCCATTTCCTCAGCGGTGAACCTTGACGAACGCCGTTGGCG